AAATCATTACGTATGATACAAACTCTAGGATCTACTGAAATTTGTAGTGGATGATATAAACAGGTTAATGCTTTACCCGCATCTAAAGAGTTAGGTCTATTTTGGGTTGATAAAGTAACAATATTCTTTCCATTAGGACCTCCGGTATCAGAAATGTTATTATTTTCTAATAAAGCAAAATCATTTAATAGTCTAACAAATGAATCTAAAGTAATGTAAACATTGGATTCTTGATCTAATATACTTCCATCAGCATGTTCCCCACCTGGGTTTTTAGCAGCTGCTGTATCGTCTCCATCAAAGAATGAATCACCAGTTTCTAATTCAATCTCTAAACGAGCAAAATCAACAGTTCCTGATTTTTTATATACTTGATTATCATATGTAAAAGAACCTACTCCGTTTTCTGATGTTTGTTTTAATAAAGCTAAAGCATAAGTTTCAGAAATAATACCTGTTAATAAATTTCTTCTATATTCTTTTTGAATATCTTCAATATTAGAATATTCTTCTGTAGATAATAAAGTACCTGAAGAAGTTGATGATACTGAAGCACCAGAAGCATTTATTTTAAGTGATTCTAATACTTCACCTGTAGATATAATTTCAGTAGTACAATCATACCCACCATCCATTCTATATTTCCAGCTATAATTCATTATATAGCCAAACATAGCATCATAATTTCCGTTACTTTTAAAGGATAAACTTCTTAAATCTCCTAAATACTTTTGAAGATTTATATCTTTACGTCCAAAAAATAAAGTATCTTGAAGTAGTCTATCAGTTAATTTGCCATTATTAGTTATATAAGGTAACCATCCCCACTCAAGTAATACAGTATACCCAGGTCTCATGTAAAGCATCTCTAACATTTCGAGTTGTTTTACATCCCAACATTGGAAAGTTACAGTAGCTTGACGTAATGAACCATAAGCACCTTTATTTTGAATAGATAAATTAGTTATACCTGGCATTGGACGGATACCAAGTATATTAGGTTCAATTTGATTTAAGGATTTATTATAAATGCTGGTGTCATATCTTCCTAAACCCCTAGTTCCTATTCCTTCTCTTTGTTGATCACCAGATAATAAAGCACCTCCTAATAATACATTATCTGTAGCCATTCCATCAGCGCTTATTCGGCCATTGAATTCTACATCAACACTAGAACGTAACTGTATCCAAGCAGTTTTAGAATTTAAGTATACTATATCCTGATTATCTTTATTATCTTTACCAATTAAATTTTGGCGGGCTTCTAATTGTCCTTTAATTTCAGGGGCAAACGGTTCTCTAAATATTGACATAACATTTATATATTATTTTCAGCATCAAATAAATCTAATACAGCATTAATATCAGTAGGTACTCTTAATTGAGTACCTGGTGTAGGAAATAAAGATCCTTTAGTGACATTATTATTAGCTACAGAAATAACCCACCATAATTCAGCATTATTGTAATAACTATAAGCTATAGTATCTAAACGATCTCCTACAGTTGTAATAACATACACATCAGAATCAGAAAATGGTATTTGGGGATAATTTTTTCTCCTATAATACGGTTTTCCAGATAAAGTGTATTTTATTTCTGAATTGTTATATCTCATTAGTTATTGGATTATTTGGGTTTTTTAAAGTTTAATTTATCTACTAATGCTTTATTTTGGGCTTCTGTTAATTGTTTGTGTTTTAATTTTATATTATTAGCTGTTTGAGAAGCAGTTTGTCCTGAAAAAGTCCTATTACGATCTCCACCTTGAGTAAACTTAGTTGATGTATTATCAACTCTTATTACTGGTCTTGGGATATTAGCTGTTTTTGGTGTTGGTAATGGTTTTGGTTTTCGTTTAGGTATTGGACTAGGGCTAGGACTTGGACTAGGGCTAGGACTTGGACTAGGACTTGGACTAGGGCTAGGACTTGGACTAGGGCTAGGACTTGGACTAGGACTAGGGCTAGGACTAGGACCTGGGCTAGGAGAAGGTGGTGGTGAGGTTGCTTTTTTAGCTTCTATAAACCCAGCAACTTCTTCATCAATAACTGTAACTTGGAAATTTGCTTCAAGCAACATAGCATACGCCAGATTTGGATCACCATCAACTCCCCAATCCCAAGATGCATCATCCGGAATATTAACAGTTAAAGTGTTTATAATACAAGCGGCACCATATAAATAATATCCTAAATTAATTCTAGTTATTACACCTCCTAAACGATTATTTTTATATTTACCTGCTAATCCACGTTGTAATAATTTTAAACGATCATGTTTTGCTTTTAATTCATCAGGTTGAAATACAGGAATCATCAATTTAAAAGTAGCTGTTTTTCTATAGCTGTTAAATGTATATAAAAATTCAGATCTACCATTATACTTTATATCATCCCAATTACTATTATATGTTTCACTATATCCAGTTACATATGCTGAAAATGGCAAGGTATTTAATACATTCCCACTAAACGGATCTAATTGAGTGAATGTTACTTTTAATATGTTTTCATCCTTTCTATCATATATATCTAACAAACTAAGTAAACCATAATCATAATCTAAATAATTATTAGAAAATCCAGTTGGATTACGATTAATCATACCATCAATATCTTTAAATATTTCATTCTGTATGCCTGGATATATGTTATAAGTTGATGGTACTCTAAAGTCAGTTTTAAGGACTTTATTTGTTATTAGTTGGTTATAAGTTTTATCTGATGTTTTTGGTAAGAAATTAGCAATACTTTCATTAACATTTTCTTCAAATTCTGCTATTCTATCAACACGACTAGATACACCTTCAGAAACAATATCATAAGAAGCAGAAATACTAGTTATACGGTCTAATGAAGTAACTTCAGGTATATCATATCTATTTTCTTCATTTACTCCTGTAGGGTCTAAATTAAGAAAAGTATTTATTGGATTGAAATTTTTATCGTATTTAAATCTATTAGTAAATGACGATGTAGGTTCTTGATCCGGAAGGACGTAAAATCCATTTCTAGATCTATTTGCTGAAATTTGTAAACTTTGTTCTAAAGATTGAGAATATGCTCCTTTCCACTCATTTTGTGGATTTAATCTTTCAAATTTTTTGTTATACTGTGCAAATATACTATTGGATTTTGAAACATAAAGTTTTATATCTGAGTCTATTGTTCTAGATTTACTAGAATTGATAGCTAACGATTCTCTAATTTTAGATTTATCTGCTGTATATGTAGTTCTAAAAATAGTAGTACTGCCAAGTCCATAGAATGATCCAGGACCACCAATATAACTGTCAACCACATTTTCAAATAAATTTGAATATCGATTATTTTTAAAAAAGTTAACTCTAGTATCAGTAACAGATAATAAAGTATTATATAAATTTTCTAAACGATTATTTCCGTTATTATTATTTTCAGTAACTACACTAAAATACTTTTGAGTTTCGTTTTGAACAGGTAAAAAACCATGGCGAACTATATGTCCTCCTAATGCATTAAGTGGAACTTGCGCTAACGTATTAATTCCTAAATTATAAATACGAGTTGGTCCTCCAACTAAATTATTAAGTTTATTAGCTAAATTTAATACAGTAGCACCTATTTTACCAATAAAACTAGTACCTAGTTTATTAGTAGGTAATTGTCTGGTTTCAAGTCTTGGATTAGATAGTTGTAATCCAATTTGTTTTCTGATGAATAATGGTCCTTTTGGAAAATCAGTTAAAAATTTACCAATACGTAAAGTATCTGTTAATCCAGCATTTAATGAACCAACACCACCCCCACGTATTAATCCATCATCGAATTTAGTCATACGAAAACGATTAAACCCTCTATCTACAGTATTAATATCTGTTACAATATAGGGTTTAGTATCGCCTACACCACCGGTTTGACCAAATTTTAATGATTTTAAACTGGTATCTTTTAATTTTTCAAATAAAGACATTACAATTATTTAAATTGTTGATCTAAATATTTTTTTCCTTTAAGGCTTTTATATTTTGAATTGTTCAACTTATCAGCTTCATCTAAATTAGAAGGATTTCTTGTAATAGCAGGTTGTCCTAGAGTAGATGATTGATTATGTAAAGTTGAAGTAGGTACTTCAGAGTTAAATTTAGGCTTTACTCCTTTGTATCCTAAAAGCATTTTGGATAAATTGTCTAATAAGCTCATATTATTGTGTTTTTGTATAAATATTTAAAGTTAAGCTGATTTATATGATTTTTGCATTAATCCAGTTCCTACTACTTTAGAATCTAGATACACATCCCATTTTTTAGAATTTAATTGATTAACTGCGGAAGTTACTTCATTTATTGCTGAAATCATTGGTGTTAAATCTATTGATGGGGAAGATTTAACAGATTCTCCTTCGCCGCCTCCCAAATCAGTTCCTGCAACTATTGTATCTTTATTATTAAATTGAATTGCTCCTTCTGGAGATAATAAAGTACGTTTACCATACCCTGGAGATACGGCGTCATCTGCTTTTACCATTGAATATAATCCAGCAGTAACAGCGGCAGCGACGGCAACACCTGCAAGAGCTTTTAATGGGTTAGCAATTGCATATGCTGCTGCTATACCAATAGCTTTAGCTAATTCACCAGCCATTAAAGCTTGTCGTGCTAATAATATAGTATTATATCCTAAAGCAGCTCCTCGTTGTGCTATCATATAACCTGTTTTAGCAGCTTCATAAGCTACTGATAATTTTTGGATACCTGTAATAGCTGCCCAAGTAACAGCCATTGCTGCTAATACATCTGCTGATGAAGCTAATATATCTAAAAAGGTTCCTAAAGGACCTGCAACTAAATTACCTAAAACACTTTGAATTTTTTCTACAGCTAAATTAAATTTAGTTTGAGCATCTTGTCGTTTTGCAGCTTCATCTGCTTCTTCTGCCGTGATTTGAGCTAATGATTTACCTGAAGCAATTGCTTGTTCACGTTTCATCAATTGGTTAGCTAACTCATCTGATGTAGTACCTAAAGCTTCAGCATATGATCTTTGAGCAATTGTGTTCATTTGAGAGAACTTAGCGGCAGTCATTCCTTGAGCTGCTAATTCTTCTGCTACTGTTACTTGATCGCCCATCAATGCTGCTGCTCTAGCACGTTCAAGGTTTAGTTGTTGGCCAGTTATTAATTCAGCTTTTAATTCACTTTCAATAGATGATTGAAAATCAAGTAATTTTTCACCTTGGGATTTTGCTTGCTCTAACGATGTACCTAAAGCTTTAGTTGCTACAACACCTTTTATAGTGTTTTCTAAATTGTAGCCCATATTAGCTGCTAATTGGCCAGTTACTTTAGAAGCTTCGGCCATAGCTGCTTTGAAAGGAACACCAACTCTTAAAGTATTACGAGTAGCAACATACCCTCGTAACATGGATTGGTATGTTTCCTCAGATGATTTTCCAGTTAATATTGAAGATTTATATATACCTGCAGCTTCTTCACCCGATAATCCTAATTGTTGAGTTAATTTAATTTGAGTTACTAATGCATCTTCAGAATACTCAGTAACAAATCCAGTAGCAGTTGATAATTCATTAAATGCTTGTACTAAATTTTTAGTAGTAACATTTGAATTATTAGCTAAAGCTTCAATACTAACAAAATTTGCTCTAACACGATCTGCATTAGCAGCACCATATCCTAAACTTTTAGATAATTGGGTTGATTGTACACTAGCAGCAAAAGCAGCTTTTAATAAGTTTTCTATACTAAATGTTGCTTTAAGTAAATTCCCCCCAAATACAGCAGCTGCTTCTCCAGCAGCACCTAACGCTATACCTAATTTATTTCCTAAAGTTAAAGCATTGCCTTGAGCTGCAGCTAAATTAGCAGCAGCTTGTTTAGCAATATCTAATATTTTAGAGGCGTCTTCAGATTTAAAAAACTTATTAATACCCGGAAGTAAAGTAATAGATTTTAGTGTTTTTTCGGTTAAAAATACAGCATCTTCAACAGCACGAACAAGTTCTAATTGTTCTTTAAGTCGAGCAATTTGTTCTTGTGATTCTTGGTTTCGCTGTTTTTCAGAATCAAGTATACTTTTAATATTTTTAACTATTTCTTTAGATAAATCTTTTGATTTAGCATTATCAGCTAATTGTTTTTTAAGTTCAGCTTCTAATGCTTTATTATCATTTATCTCTTTTTGGCGATTTTGTGCTGCTTGAAGCCCAATTTCAGTTCCTAATCTTAATTGATAATTTTTTTCATTTTCTAATAACCTATTATCATTAGCTAAATCTATAAGTTGTTTACTAAGATCTCTTTCTTTTGCTTTTGCAGCATTGAAATCAATACTTGCACTTATTTTATCTCTGATTAATGTTTTTTGAACATCAGCAAATTTACTAGCAGCATCATTTGCTACTTTTTCAGCTTTAGAAATGGATTGAGATAAATCTTTAGATTTTACTTGAAATTTAGCAATTTGTTCGGCGTTATCTGCAATTTGTTGAGATAATCTATTAGATTCACTAACTAAGCTTTTATATTCTCTTTCTTTATCTGTAATCTGTCCAACTAAATCTTTTCTTTTTTCAAAAGATCTATTAATTTGATTACTTAAATCAAGTATTTCTTTTTGATTTGCTTTAATCTCCCGTTCTTTATCTTCTGAATCGTATGCCATTTATAATATGATTATATAATATAAATATAAAAAGCACCTATTTTTTAGGTGCCTTATATGAGTATGTAGGGGTTTGTTTAGAGGGGGTTATATTAGGTTTAGATATTTCTCCAGTATTACCTTTATTTTTCAACTGATTTTGTTGTTTTTCAGCTTCTTCGGCTTGTTTATCGTAATATTCTTTTAGTTTATTAAAAGTAAATCTACGAAGCCATAACGGCATATTATAAACTGTTTCCCAATCATACCCTCCATTCCCATGAAATACTATTTCGTGAATTTGAGAGAATATTTGTACTCTATATTCCGGAGTCAGGCCAAAAAAAGTTAATACCAATTGGTACAGTTACACCCTCCTGTGTGTATCCATCTTTTTCTATAGTTATATCTAAATTAATATCAGGCATTATTTTTGAATAATACTCGCGGAATGCACGTGAATCTTGCGCCGTAAGATAATTATCGACAAACTCGCGTATGTCTTTAGCTTCGCGTGAACCCTCAACAGAAGTAATCATATACTTTAAACGAGTTGTTAAATCAAATGAATCGTTTGGATATAATTTTTTTAATCCGTTAATTTCTTGTGTGATTTTCTTTTCGTCAGCTCCTGTTAAAAACTTAAATGTAATACTATTTTTTGACTGGGGTAATGTAAATTCAAATTCATTTTTCCCTGAGGTAAATAATGATTGATCTACTATTTTTTCATTTAATGTAGTTAAATCAATTGTATAATCATCTTCTGTTTTAGTAGATGTATTATAAAATCTAATAGGATAATCTTTACCATATCCTAAAATACGAGCGGCAATTAAAATTGCGTTTTTATCACCAACAATTAAATCATCAAAATTAATCGGAGTAACAACTAATGCTTGTAATAATTTGTCAATAGCTGTACCGTTTTTGATGTAGTTAACATTAGTTAATATATCTTCATGCTTTGCAGACATGTAAGACATTTCAATTTCTCCCTTAGATAACGGGTTTTCTGCTGAATATAATAATCCTTTTGATGGTAGGGTAATAGTTTCAGTAGGTAATTTGAATTTTGATTCCATATAACTGTTTTATGTTCTATATATAAATATACAAAAGAAAAAACCCCTCGACAATATGCCGAGAGGTTTTTATTATTCACAATCAAATTTTAGTAATTCAATACGCAATAATCCATTGCAACTGTTAGTGAAATACTAGCAGCCGTTTCACCTTGCGCCCAATCATATTCGCCAAAATTAGCAGTTTTAGCATAGGCACCTTTAATAATCCACTCAGAAACTATATCACCAACTGGTCCTAATACGTTTAACACCAAATCTTTCTTATAAAAATCTGAATAACCATCACGACCTGTTACTGATTCGTGCGCTAAACGAGCCCATTCCATTACAGCTTGTGCACCTGATGGAGCGATTGGGTCATAAAGTTCTAATGCCATATCTTGCCATCTAACTTTACCTTTAATTTTACGGTAAACGTTAATATGATCTAATATGATTTCGTTAGCTTCAAATTGTGGGGAAGCAGCTTTTTTAATTAAGTAAGCTGGGATACCGTCTATGTACATTATGAATCTGTTTTGAACCTTAGGTTCAAAAGCGGTAAACATAATTTCTGATGCGTCTAATACTGCCATTGTTTATATTCTTGTTTATTATAAATATCTAAATTTTAAATTTTTATTATACCGGGAAAGTAGCTCCAGTTGGTTGTAGAGTGAAATCCAAGATAATAAATTCAGCAGTTTTAGTAGGTTGAACATAAATTTGACCAACTAATTGATTACGATCAATTACGTCTGCTGTATTGTTTGTATCGTCCATTATTACTTTATAAGCAAATAAACCTTGTCTTGATACAACTGATTCCATATATGGGTTTACAGTTGATAAGAAACGATTACGTGTTACAGTAGTATTTTGTTCAAATACTAATTGACGAGAAACTGAAGAAACAAAGCGTTTTAAGTTAATCAACAAACGACGAACATTAATACGATCTAATGAAGTTGGGCGTTTTTGGAATGTTTTCTGACCAAATGCTACAACTCCTTCTCCTGGGAATGTTGCTAATGGATTAACATTTGCATTGTATAAATCATCACGATCATCTGCTGATAATTTCTTTTCAGCTCTAATTACTGAACCAATTCCACCACGATTTAAACCTGCAGGAGCGAACCATTCAGCACCTACTTGATCGTTAAATGAGTAAACACCTGCCATTACTACTGAAGCTGGAACCCATACTGGGCGGCCTAAGTTAGCGCTAAATGTTTGAACCCATGGCCAATAACCAGCACCATAGTTAGAAGTTGAACCAGCAGCAGCTGAAATAGCTCCGTTTTTACCTCCACCAAATGCTACTAAATCAGTAATCGCAAATGCATCACCACGAGCTTCTGCAACTCCTATAATATCATCTGAAGTAATTGCAGCATCACCGCTTAGGTATAAACCTGGGCATAATAATAAGTTGAAATCGTATTCATCTTTATTTGTAAGTAATGCAATACCTGATTCGTATTCTGTATCTATAAATCCTTGAGAGTTTGTAGATGTTGGAACAATGCTATCAAAGAAGTTAGCAACACGATTTGTAGCAACTACACCACCTGAGAATGAACCACCATATGAACCAGATCCTACAGCAGGTAATGAACCTGAATATTGAGTAGCTTTATAGTTACCATCATTATCAATTGAATCAACCTGAAGAGTAGTTATTGAAGCTACACGAACGTATTGGCTAGATACTGCAAATGAACCTGTTAATTGTACATAAGCATCATCACCACCTGCGGCAGCTACATATACTGGTTTTTCATCTCCAATTACACGAGAAATAAAGTTTGGTAATTGTGGGTCTAATGATAAGTTAGACCAAGTTTCTAATACGTTTTTGGTTTGTGTATTATCATCTCCTTGACGAATAGTGATAGTAAATGTACCACTTCCTGTGTTAACATTTGTTACTTCCCAACGAACGTTATTTGCAGAACCTGATGCTAAAGCACCTCCAGTTGATAAAGAACTTGTGTTGTTTAATTGATCTCCATATGCTAGTGTTTCTAAAGTAAATGAATTTATAGAAGAAGTAGCAAATGAAGTAACAGATGCTTGAGCATATGTGTTATAGTTAGAACCCGAAATAATACGAGTAACAAGCAATGATTGACCACCACCTGAAAAATATTCTTTAGCTGCTAATGAGGTAAAGTATTCGTAATATTGACTTCCGGATTTAAATGTTTCACCAAATTGAGAAACATAATCTGAATATGAGGTAACTACTGTGGGAACTAATGGGCGTCCATTTACTGTTGGGCCAACAATTGCGGCTCCAGTTACAACAGGTCCTCTTGATACTAATGATTTGTCACTTTCGTTAACAAACACACCAGGTGATATAATTTTTTCTGCCATTGTATTTTTAGTATTAAATATATTCGGGTAATTCTACAATAAATATATAACAGAAAATCAAAAACGAAGGCGAACTATGAAAGTTCGCCTGTTTCAAAATTAATTGATTGATTTGGATATGTTAATTCAAGCTTATTAATTAAATCTTTTTCTTTTTCTTGAATTTTTTTATAACTTGAATAAAAATTATCCATATCTTCTTGAACTTTTTTTAATTCTTCTTTAAGATTACGTTCAATTAAAGTTAATTCTCCTATTTCTAACGCAATTATTTGAAATTCTCTTCGAAGTTCGTTAACCTGGTTAAGTTCTTCGTCTGTTATTTTTGTTGCTTTGATCATACTGGCCATTTATTTTTAGGACATGATTTTTCTACTGGTGAGTATATTTTACCTTTTAAAGGGCATCCACAATCACCACAATAGAAAAAATCTCCTACTTCATTATATTTTCTTATTTCACAAGTATTACATACAGCAATACGTTGGTCTGCTATTAATTGTTTTTCTTCTGATGGGTTAACAGCTGTAATCCAAGATTGAGCGATTTCTAAAAATTTATTCATCTACTTTTATAAAATAAATATCAATTACGTTATAAGTATCTTTAGTAACTACATCTTTTAAATCTTCTAAAGTTAAATCTGTTAATTCAACTTCATTTGTGTTTTCAGTTAAGAATACATTCCATTCTTCATTGTATTTAACAAATTCAGGATTAGGGATTTTATTTTCAAAATCAATCCAACGATCTAAGCCAAAAACTCCCTTATCATCAGTAGTACCATATTTTGATATCAAATCATTTTGAAATTGAAGAATAGATTTTTTTAATTCTATTATTTTTTTAACATCTTCTCTTAATTTAAATTTTAAATTATGAGAGATTTTTTGTTGGAGTAAACCTTCAACACGTATTTCTCCATCGGGAGTAGAAAATCCATTTAATTCAATATCTAAATTAAGGACTTCAAATAATTTTAATTTTGCTTTCATATTATAAATTTCTAATTACTTCTTGGAAAATATCTACTTCAGGATGCATAACATGTTCGTAATCTTTACTTGTGTAGCTTAAGTATCCTGTTGATTTTAAATTATTTATATTATAGATTGTTCTTTGATGTTTATCTTTATTCCACCAATATAATAAATCATCACCACAATATACTTTCATTCGTTCATCAATATGAATATAATTATTTTTATTAATAAACATCATGCAACCAAACCCTAATGTACGGCATGGAGCTTCAGTAAAACCAAATATATCATTATCTTCATTTAACGATTCTGCAAAATTTGTATTTGCATCAAATCCTATCATTGTATTATTACATATTTCAGCAATACGATCGATATTATTTTTTAATGTTTTAAAATTAAATGTTATATCATCATTTAATAAACATACTAAGTTGTTTTTTGAGGTTTGAACCCCTAAATTCCATGCTGGATTTACACCTATATTTGTTTTTTGTTTTAAACAAATAATATCTTTATCATTAAAATCCGAGTTAGCATTATCAATTATAATAAATTCAGCATCTGGTATTTTAGCATCTATAAATGAATTAATACTTTCAATTATTTTATCACATTTCCATAATGTTGGTACTATAAACGATATCATAATTTGTATATTTTATTTACGTAGTTTTCTTGATCTCCAAAACGTGATTCAACATTTAAAGGCATATTTGGATTTTCATTATAAACATAATCTTCAACACCAAGTTCTTTAAAACGCTCAGCAATTCGTTCATTGTAATGATACATAATAGTTCTTACTCTACGTTGTATGTCACGTCTTGACAAATCATGAGAATTGGATGAGTGTATAAATTGTAAATAACATAATTTAGGTATACGCATCATTTCAGTATGTAAAAATGTTCTTACAATTAATTCATAATCATCAGCAATAGCTAAATTTCTATTATGACCTCCGATCTGATGATATACATCTCTTCTCCAAGCTCTAACATGATTAGGAACACCTACAATATGACGAATAGTTTTAGGATTAATATTAGGTGAAATACATGAGTCGTATTTTTTATCTCCTACCCAATCATCTTCGTATTTACCATAACCAAAAGCAAAACCAGGGGCGTAATGTAATGATTCCCAATCATCATTTATTTCAGCACTGTCAGTATAAAAGAATCCAATTTCAGGATGTTTTTGAGAAGCATTAAACAATAATTCAGCACAATCTGGTGATAGATAATCATCATGATCTAATTCAGCTAAAATATATCCATTACACAATCCAGCAGCTCTATATTTTGTTTCACCAATTATACCTCCAGATTTTTCTCTAAAATCATACACTTTAACTCGTGGGTCATTCTTAGCAATTTCCTCAGCAATTTTCAATGTTTTACCACCATCGCTTGAATCATTTACTATTACCCATTCCCAGTTATTATAATTTTGATTTTGGAGTGAATTATAAGTACGATGTAATTTGTTTCCTGTATTATATATTGGTGTAAAAAATGATATTAGTTTTGAATTATCATTTCGTAATATGTTTTCCATAGCACAATGATAAGCACTTTCTCCACTCCAGTTATTTAATTCAGGAATTGTAATCCATTTATTTCTAATTTGTGCAGGTTGATTTGCAAGATTTGGAAAATTTCTCCAATCATCAGATATACTTACAATAGCATCAGGTTTAAAAGATACAATTTCTTTTTCTATATTTGTATCATCTGGTATTTGTAAAGTGTGTAAATTATCATCTTCATAGTCAGCAGCTATATAAGATTTTAATTCAGCTTGTGGTCCTTTATGTATTAATAGTATTTTAGGTAGTTTTGCTGATGGTCGTTTTTCTAAGTAATTATAATAACTTAATACTTTATTATCCCAAATAAACCAATCTGGTTGTTCTTTGTATATTTTTTCAATTAAAAATCCATCTGCTGAATGGTGTCCTGTAAAATTATATTGTTTGAATATTTCACAATCAAATGTTATTTGAGCTATATCTACTCCTTGATAACGGGTATTTTCAGCAGATGCTATTCTAATATCTAAACCAGTAAAATCACGCCCATCTACTTGTTGTGAAGTAATGAATATTTTACCAAATGGAAAATTTTTTATAATATATGAAATACTATCATAATATTCAGGATGCATTATAGAATCATCATCTACAAATACTGCGTATCCTTTTAATTTTGATATTATTTCTCCAGATTGTGGATATAAGTAATCAGTACCATTTCCTTGAACAAAATGAAAAAATGTATTTTCGTTTTGTAATTCATTTAATAATTCAGCAGGTATATCTTTTAAAGTAGTAGTATCAAAAATTAAATGCCAATCTATATCATATCCTGATTTGAATATATTATTTTTAATTATTGGTAAATTTTGTAACCGACTACAACGAGTTATTATATTAAATTTCATTATTCGACATCAAAGAAAAACAGTTGGAAAAAACGAGCATTATTAATAGCATCTCCAAAATAATTTGAAGCAGCATGAATTGTTTTAGCATCCCACATAACTAAACGATTATAAACATTTGCTACCTTATCTACTAATTCATAATTAGTGTTATCATAGAAGTTAAATTCATCGCTTACTCCTAAGAAGGTTTTGTTATAATCTTCATTAAATTCATCAAAACGAGTAGCACCTGTTATTTTAGAACGGTATGTTGCTGTGCCTGAATCTAATGGGGCATTTGGAGTTAAAAATATAGCACCGGCAAATGTTTGAGTATCTATATGGTAAACAATAGGATCATATGAAGTACAATACTGAAATACACCATTTGCATATGATGGTTCATTCCAATTTACTATCGTACGTCCTAATATTTCTTCTAATTTTTCTTTAGTTCCATTTAAAGTAAAACGTTCAGAACGTTTACCTCTATGATAGTCAGAATCATTAAATTTTAAATTATTAATTGCATATTCACGAATAGCGTCTGGATTTTTATAGAAATTATCTACAACCATTAAATTTTTATGTCCTACGTTAAATCCTGAATGG